TGATGTTTGTTGAGACTGAAGTTGTGAACCTTTAGCTGTGTATTGACCAGAATTAGAAACTTCATTTCCTGTTGTGTAAGATGTAGTTGCTGCGTTAATAGTTGCTTGTGAAGTATATAACGCTAAATTAAATGCGTCTCCACCTGACGCTAAATCATGCACTCCATCTAAAAGTTCTTTTTTAAATGAATTACATACTGCTTGTGTTATTGCCATAATTTTTCTCCTTTAATATTACGGTGATGGTGAAGGCACTTTAACTCGTGGTACACCATCATCAAATTCTGCACGTCTTCTTCTACCCATTTGTTGAAGAGCAAACGCTTGTATTTCTTCATTATACTTATCTTTATAAAGTTTGTACATATCCATTGGTCCTTTAAGATAAGAAAACGTTTCTGCCAAAACACCATGAAGCAGTAAAGATTCTTGGTATTTAGATAAATAAGTAGGGTTTGAAGAGGTAAATTTAGGAGGATCAATAATATAATTTAATTGAACTGCATAGGCTATATCTGGAGTTGGAGCTACAACAACATTTTTATCATCCCAATTAGCATAATATTTAGGTTTGCCTGTTGCTCCTGAACTATTGTATTCCGAGATAAAACTTGTATCTCGTTTTTCCATAAACTCTCTAGTACCACTTTGATCTATTGTACTAAATACCTGCAGTGATCTAATTACTAAAAAATCTTCAGGCATAATTAAATATCTTTTATTTGCTGTAAATGACGAAGTAGAATATTTTCTTGTTTCATCGTAATCGACAGCACCCGCAATACCTAATTCTGTGTTTCTTATAAATTGTCCAATTAATGGATCAGATAATACATTGTCATCTACTTCTGTATAATTCCTTACCTGTGTTAAAAAATCTGAATAAGTTATTGCCATTATGATATCACCACTGTTATTGTTCCAAGTTCTGTATTAGCTTGTCTTTTTTTATTTTCTTCTAAAGGACTTTCAGAAGGTTGCATTCCATCTGATGTAAATTGACCATCCCAATATTGAGGATCTAGATAAACTGTTACTGGTGCAGACCTTTGTGGTCGAGCATTCCATAATGCTTGTGGATCTGCCATGTGTGGTTTTGGATTGAGCTGAGGATGTTTTGCTTCAAACTCAGATGTGTGTACCCATGAACCATTCCATTCTTTTACCATCTCTCTATAAGGAAAAGCTTGTCCTGATCTATCTGATATTGATTGTGAGTATTTACCTTTTGCGTAAGCCATTATTATCCTTGTGGGTAGTAAACGTTAGGGTTAATGTAAACCGATGTCCTTTGTCCATCTTCTTCTAATGCTCTTTTTAATTCATCCTCGTATAATAATTTGAGTGCTTGTATTCTATCAGGTGCAATCTTTTGTGATAAGTAGAAAGCTAATCCAGATACCATACATGGAAAGAATCTAAATGGCATATCTGAAGTATTGGTATATGCACCTACATCTTCAATTCTTGCAAGATAGTAATAGAATATATTCGTCACGGCGCTCGTATCAGGAGCCAGATATAAACTTATAGTTGGTGTAATTTGTCTATTTACATAATACTGAGAAGGAGTTCCTGTTTCAGTCTTATTCGGTATTGCAATATATTCTGATCTAGAAACCTTAGTTAAAGTTTGTTGGTTACCACCTGTTGTAGTAACAACAGCTTCAAGAACATCGTTACAATCACTTGGTGTATTGTAGGTTACTGTTCCATTAACTAATGTTTCAGTTTTTGATTTGACTTTCCAAAGGTTAATACCTCTGTTACCCCATTCAGAAAATAAAAGATTTAAACTTCTTCTAGCTGATCGAATATCGTTACCAGAATTAGTTCTTACGCCACATCTTTCGTAAGCTTCTTCAATAACTTCATCAATAGTAATGTTAAAACTTGTAGTTTCTGATGTAGCCATTTCATCCTTACGCTAAGATTGCTTTTTGTAAATGTTTTGGTAGATTTTTTTGACCACCTACTAATTTTCCTGTTTTAGCATTAAGCGTACCGGTTGCTTTGTAGTTTTTCTTTCCGCCACCGATCGCCATACCGCCTGACATTTTTTTCTTGACACTGTCAGCATCAATTACTTTTCTTGCCATTTTAATATCTTTGGTTGTTACCCTATCCTCACCTTTTTCTTTTTGAGCTAGTTTATAAGCTTGTTTTGATTTTTCCATTACTTTACTCCTTCAAATTTTCCTCCCTTAACAGCGATACCCATACCACCGCAAGAAAGGTTTATTGTTTTAATATTTCCACCAGATAAAATTTTTCTTCTTTTTAGAAAAGATTTATTCACTTTATCATCTTTGGCAGAATCCGTTGCTTTTTTTAATGCCTTTAAATAAGCTTTATAATCTTTTGCTTCGTCCATAATATCTCCTTAGTAATCTATCATACCACCATAATATAATTTAGTAAATGCACCTTTGGATGCAAAAGTCTTTACATTTGTAGGCTTACCACCTACTCCTTGAGATTTACTTCTTTTTCTCGCAACAGCAGAACGTTTTTCTGATTCTGTCATTCGGGCTGCTTTTGCAGCAGGCACGCATTTGGGGTACTTTCTTTTTGATCCACTTGCAGATTTTCTTCCACATTCTTTGTATCCTCCTCCTGGTTTCTTTGAACCAATATCTACCCATTTTTCATTAAACCATTTATTAAGTCCACCTGACTTCATGCCTTTAGGAACACAATTAGGAACCATTCGGTCACCTTTTTTCTTCATGCCCTTTTGGACATATCCTTGCCAGCAAGAGCCACGTTCGCTCATTTTAACAAGTCACCGTAATAGTTTTTCAATTCATTGTTAGATAAATTAATATCACCTGATTCATGTTTTATAAATTTACCTTGATAAGCTTTTTTAGGTCCCCAATCTTTTCTTTTTGTACCTGATGGATCTTTTATTTTTCCCGCACATATTTTACTAGCGTATGCATTCGCATATGCAGACGGGTAAACTTTAAATTTTCTTTTTGCGGCCGCTTTGCCTCTAGCACATAGTTTTGTCATGCTGTTTAAGCCTCTTTCTGTTGTACAACTTCTTAGATTGTACCACTCTTGGCCTAAACAGTAAATGTCCTAGCGAGAGGATTCTTTTTATTGGATTTTTTAGCTTGAAATTTCTTTTTTTCTTTTTTCTTTTCATCTTTGGCACCTCTTAACTTGCCATCAACCTGTTGTGTCATTTGTGATCTTGTTATAGCCATTATACTAAATCTACTGCCTTTCCTATTATTGGTTTATACTTTGTTTTACCCTCTGATTTGTACGCATGCAAGAACTGTTTTCTTGGTTGGTCAGGTGTATAGCTACAATGAATCCATCCGCTGTTAGGTTCACCGGGAGTGTAGAACTCAAGAATGAGCTGGTCATACGGAAGGTTCTTATTAATCCAATCAGCTAATTCAGCATTGTCGGTTCCTATACATTCGAAGTCTGCCGCCTCAGCTTTTGCATGTTGGCTGTTGACTGAGCTGCCAATTTTTAGGCACAACTGTTCTGAACGGAATCCGCTAGTAACTTTTACTCTTCCGAAGTGATCACGTACCGGTTGCAGTATATTTTCACACAATGCTTTTAGTTTTTCTATTTGACCAGAATTAGGGTTGTTATTTATATCCAACCTAATTGCTGTATCTGATTTAATTAGCTCTTGAAGAGAAAAATTTCTTGTCAATTCCATAATTACTCCAATATTAATTTTTTAATTGATTTACTACCATCGATGTTCGACTCAAGCTCGGCCATCGACTTTATACACTGATACTGAATATTATTATTTTTATTCGTTCTCGTTGCAACCCTCTTGCCCTTCAAGCAGTCAGACATAGATTCTTGTATTCTGTGTTCTTTAATCTCACCGTTGACAATCATAAGTAAAGCTATAATCAACTCCATTAATGACCCCCGTTTGCTCTAACTTTGTCTTTTAATTCTTCAATATCAGCTAATGCCTTATCTAACTGTTCTCTTAAAAATTCTATATTAACTTTATTAGTCATGTTCATTTCTTGAGTCTGTTCCATTTTCTCAACAGACTTGTACAAATCCTCAATTAAAAATATTTGTTCCTGATCCACGGGTACTTGTTCTGATTTCTTTAACAAATCATTTTGAAATAATTCTCTTGATGTCTCCAGAGATACTAATCTAGAAGTCAGCTCAGTATACCCAAGTACTCCCATTGCGACCAGTAAAATCAAACTAGCTACCGTCTTCATTGGCATTTGCACCTTTGCCTCTTCTCCGATGTTAAGGGGTTTAGTGGACATTAAATACCTTGTAATCTTGGATCATTAGATGTGATGTTCTTAACTGCTTTTGGTCTTGCAATAGAATCTAAACTTCTTTTACGAAGCTGTGCTTTTGCAGACTCAGCTTTCTTTTTTTCGTCTAATTGTTTTTTTAAATCCCATTTAAAATTCATTTCTTCTTCCTTTTGTTAAAGAATATATTATCTATCCATTCACAAACTTTGTCTAGAGTCTCAAAAAATGCATATATAAATCTATCTATCATTCGTAACTTTTATCCTCTGCTTTTATTTTTTCTGCATTTTCGTATTGTTTTTGCTCTTCAACATACCCCTCCATAAGAATATCATTTACTGATTTTTCTTTTTCTTTCATTTGATAAAACATTTTATCACTATCTTCTGTAACCATATCATTATCTTCCGCATCCCAATATGTAGTTTGAACTTTATAGTCTGGCCAGCTGTTATCAGTAGTATAACTATTAATGTGCCACAGAATACGATTATTAGGCTGAGCTGCATAATTACCGTTATCAAGAGCCAATATATGCGCACACTTATGCTCTTGAGGAATTTCAGAATGTTCTGTGTCCAAAATATTAACGTCTGGATGTGCCCAATCAATCGTGAAAAGATATTTTCCATGATAGAATTTTTTATCTAATCCTAGATACTTACCAGCTACACCATCCAGCCAATCAAAACAAGTAACACTAGGCCAATAGCTAAAACTATTCCACAATTCCAATTCATGTACTTGCATATTCGGCACGTCGGATCTATCAAAAGATTTTTGATAAAATGCTGATATAGGTAAACGCCAGTAGCACGCACCGTTTGGTAACATGATATTGAATAAGAGCGCACGACCTGAGATAGATGTAATACCGAAGATAACACAGTCTTCACTCTCTTCCATATGTTGTTTAAGATCATATAAATACTCCTTTCTAAGCTTACAGTATATTGGAGGTATGTTTGCATTCAGATAAGACATGTTTATATTTTTCTCTCCAATAATTTTTTCTTTCTAGCAGTCTAATTTTGTATTCTAGTTTATCAATACCTAATATCTTTTTCAACCAACTTAACATTTCCATCTTCTCCTTGCAGCACATATTCTCTTGTCTGGAGTTTTACTACAATTAACATTATGCATTTTCATTTGACCTGCTGATCTTGCACAATATGACTTACGTCTTTTTGAAGCTTTACTTCCTTTCTTAACTGTACCTGTAACTGCTGTTTTTAATTTAGATCCAGGGTTTTTTCTTCTGTAGGCAGCAACACCTGCTCTTGTCATTCCTGCACCTGATTTTGTAGATCGAAAATTTTTTTTATTTCGCGCAGGCATTCCACCTTTTGCGAAACCATCGATCTCTATACCTAAGTCAGCATAGTAGTCCATGTTTTACCTATGATGTTAATCCTGGAGCTGAGTATTTATCAGTTAGTAATGTGTATGCGGTAACGTTAGTTTTTGTTTTGCAAAAAATACCTTTTGGAAAAGGAATACCATCTTCTGGAAAAGAAAAGTTAATCACATCACCTGTAGGAACATCTAATAATAAAAGTGTAGTTCCTGAGTTTGAAGTTGTTGTTAATTCTAAAACACCAGCTCCACCACCGCTTGAAGCTACAATAATTCCTCTTAATCTGATTGGGCCTTCTATGATTGCAGTTGCACCTGCGTTAGCAGTTGATCTAGTTGCTTGTATATCGCTTTTGTATCCCATAATAAATCCTATTATAAACTTTAAATATAGGGGCGTAAAGTACGCCCCTATAAAATATCTTATTACGCTCCTGGAGAACCGAAGATTCCTCTAGGGTCAGACCAACCGAAGCTGTATCTTTCTCTAGCTTTGAATCTAACGTTACCAGTATCGAAATCACCTTCAATAGCAGTTTTGATAGGACTTCTTACGAAGTTCTTCAAGCCATTAGGTGCATCAGTCATAATGAAGAATGCATCAGTATCAGTTAAGAAATGGTTAATTCTGTAACCTTCTGGAACCATACCCATGTTCATCATTGCGTTGATGTCGTTTTTCGCAAACGCATTTGATCCACCTGGAGTTGTAGATAAAGGTGATTTCATGATTCTCTCAGCAGTAAATTGTAATTCTTTTGGAATTATCATTTTTCTACCTTGTAGAGCGATCTTTAATCCTCTTTCGTCTACGAACGCCGCGATGTCAATCAACGCTTGTTCTAACGAAGTTTCTGACAAATCAGAAGCAGTAGAAAGTTCATTTCTGAAAGTTCCACCATTTGCTAAAGGGTGATCAGTAGTCATAAGTGCTTTACCGTCACCACCATTGTATGAACCACCAGTGTCAAAACCGTTGTTCAAAATGTTAGCAGCTGTGATTTGTTTAGATTGCGCCATTGATCTTGCAAGAGCTCTTGTGTATCTGCCTGCTAATCTGTCGTATAAGTTATCTTCGATAGCCTCTTCCGTGATCGCGAATCCTAGCGCCACAGTATTGTGAGTGTATCTTGATGTATACGCTTCAGTAGCTTGGTCCATAGTGACCATAGCACCTTCTGCTTTAGTAGCAGCAGTGCCGAAGCCAGATAACATTACTTCTTCTTCAAACGCTCTGTCTGAAGACTCTGAAGCAAAGATCTCTGCGTGTTCATTGTCGTATCTGTTATATTCCAGGCCAAACAGTGCGTTCAATCCTGGCTCTAGTTCTTTAACTAGTTGTGATCTTGATATAGCCATAAATTATACTCCTGTTCCTTGATCGTAGAAGTGATTGTTAATTCTAACTAACACATCCACGTTCGCGCTTCCAGCAGTTTCGTTTTGCGTGTCTTGCGAAACGTCAATTGCTTGAAGGACAGTTCCACTTGTTGTTAATCCAGAAACACTAAAGTCCATTTGAACTTCAGAAATTCCAGTTAAAGTGTTACCTGCACCTGTTGTTATTGCAAAGTTTTTAAAGATGTCTGCCACAGCAAACGCTCCATCAGAGTCTACTGAATAAACTACATGCGGGTCATCGATGACGTTAGCGACGATGTCACTAGCGGCAACTCCACCAGGGTAGTAGTTTTTCCAAGTAGGCTTTTGAGTAGTAGGGTCTGTGTAGAACACTCCGTTAAAAACGCCAACGACTAGATCGGAAGTATTAGCAACCGCTCTTTCGATACCACCACCTGTAACAGGTTTTACCAAGTCACCTTGAAAAATCGCAGTAGCATAACCACTTGCGATTCTGTATCTGTTTTGTGCGTTAATAAACGGAGAGCCATCTAACTTTCTTACCGGTCTTAGACCGTATTTTTCAGCTACATTAGCCATAGTTGTTTTCTCCTTTTATTGTTTAACATTTACTTGTAGTGGTGATTACCAAAAAATTAATTTTTGTTTCCTCCACCAAAAGTTACGCGAGATTGTCTACTAATATTAATAGGCATCTCAGGTCGTTGTTCCTTCATGACATCGTTGTCCACCGCGGTAACTCTATCTTGAGTAATTCTTTTGAAATACTCAGCACGGCTTTTTGCAATCTCTTCCGGTATCCTTCCCAACACAAGGCCAGCAACCCCGATCAACCCTGCGTAAGTTCCTTGAGCTATGATTGGATAACCATGATCACCTAATTGATTTTTAATCTCTTCGGCTCTCACAAATTCCCAACCTTCTCTCATTTTCTTAGATACGTTAGCCGTATCTTGGAAACCCATACTTTCGGTTCTGATCCATCTATGAACATAACCGTCTGGCGCAGGTGGTGCATCCAGAGATGATGGTGGCGTCCAAGGTTTTAACCTTGTTTCTTTTTTTTCTTCAGACGCGCGTGAAGTTCTTTTTACATTGTCGCTCATTCTATACCTCCTTCACGAATTTAGCGTATTCTTCTAGTGGCACCCCTAATTTTTTGGCAATCGCCACCTGTGATTTGGTGAGTCTCACAGATCTACGTCCCTGCTGAGATCTTCCAGCAGAAGCAACTTTTTGGACGGGTCTTCGTTGCTCTTGACTAGCAAAACGATGAGGGAAATTATCCTTCATTCGTTTGTCTATCTCATTATAGTACTCATCACTTTCAACATCAACACCCATGCCCACTAGATCTTCGTGCACAGTCATTGCTGCATTTGTCATGATTTTATCATTACCAAACCAAGCATTTTTAGTCGCCCAATCCTTAGCTTTACCGCTAGGTTCAGATTGTTCAACCTGTTGTTCTTGGGTTGGCTCCTCTTTTGGTGCATTTTTCTGCTCTTCAAGCTGTTTTAATCTAGCTTCTCTATCAGCCATCTTGATTCTAGCTTTTTCTTTTTCAACAGTTAATTGAGTCATCTCGTCATTAGCCTGCATGATTGCTTCCGCATCATTAGACTCAATTGCGTCCTTCAACTTCTTCTTAACTTGTTCTCTTTGAGCATCAACTCTTGCATCAAACTCTTTCAGATATTTTTCATCTGTAGAATCATATTTTGTTTGAGTATCATCGTACTTTTTTTGTAAACCTTTAGCAAAATCCAAAGCCGCTTGTTCTCTTCTTTCTGCTTCTCTAAATTTCCTAGTAAGTTTATCTATTCTTTTTTTAACAGATTCAGAAACTTCACTTAAATTATCAGGTTCTGATTGTTGTTTTGTTTCTTGTACAGGTTCTTCTTGAACTTCTTCAACCGCAATATCTTCTTTGGGTTGTTCCCTATCGTGTTCAGTGTAACCTAAATCAACTTCACCAGCATTTAAGTCTGGTTGTTTCGATTCTTCCTGTTTTGTTTCTTCAACCTTAACATCTGTTTCTTTAACATCATCAAGATCAATTTCTACTTCAGGATTTTTATTTGCATCACTCATGATGTGTTCTCCTTAATATAAATGCAGAATATCTTCTGGTTTTGCTATTGTTGCGATGATTTCATCGTCATTTAAAATACGGTGTTCACCATATTTAGTTTTAAATCTAGAACCGGCATATCTACCGTAGATTACAAATTGACCCTTCTTACACCAAGGACCTTTTGGAAATTTTTCCTTATCCTGATAACAAAGATCACCCATCTCAACAACAAGACCAACTACGGTTGTCATTTGAATAGTGTCATTCACTGTATCAGTTAAGATAATTCCACCTTTAGTTTTTTTAGGACCTGCATAAGGTCTAACTAAAAGTCTATATCCAACTGGTTTTGGTATAATGCTTAGATATTTTTTAATACCCTCTGGATCAGTGGGTATGGCATTTTCTTTTGATTCTGGTGGTACCTCACCATTTTTTTTGACTCCAACAATAGTGGAATCAGGTGTTATTATCGTCATCGACATTCTCCTCGTTTCTCTGCAGGCCTTTAAGATCCTGTAGCAGCGTTTCTAAAGCGCTGAGTTTCCCTTTAGAATACTTGAGGTTGTCGATTGTGTCTATACCGTACACTATGTCGTCTTTGATTTGTTTAATCTGTTTATTGATATAATGTTTTATTGCGTCTAATGTATCTAGATCAAGATTCATTTTTCTCTAGACAAATTTTGTTTTTGCCTTTTTCTAATTCCTTAAATCCATATTTTTCCATTACTTTTTCAATCAAAGGCATGTCGTATTTTGGATAATCGTCGTAAATAATTCTTGTGATAGGTGCAGATCTATTTGCAAACCAGACAGATTCAGTAATGACATCTTTTGTCATATGAGGACCGTCTAAATGAATAAAGGCAAATTTAGAATCTTTATGTTTTGATGTATTCATAAACTCAACATCAGTTTCTATACTTAAAGAAAATTTACCTGCATTTCTGTAAGGTTTAAAATCTTCTAACATTGTATCTCTCATCTCATCTGTGTAATCACAAGTGTATGAGCCTGTGTTATCATAATGTTGGTAATTTAAATTACCGTAAGGATCAACACCCACATGAATAAAATTATTGATGATGTTATCCATAATAATCTTAGACCCAAGTCCCTCACGAACTCCGATCTCACATGATTTATAACCTTGGCAATCAAATCCTTTACTCCATTTTTCAAGTAGTTCATATTCCAAACTGTCTCCTCTAATCATAGAGTAGTTATATCTATTTTTTTCTATTTGTAAAGATTTGTGATCCCTTTATTCCATAAATACTCGCCACGACGAGGATCCACAGGTTTGTGAACCAGGACGGAAGCTGCGAGAACATCTCAAAGAACAATTTTACTTTGTCCATCGCTGTAGGATCATCTGATATGACTGCCCAACTCAAAATTGCTACGGGCAAACTTAATATTACGAGAACCGCCTCGTCCTTCCAGTCCGATTGTCTAGCCTCTAATAATTTGCCCTGATAAGCTTCCTCACCTCGCGCCATCTTCTCGGCATGCATTAGTTGCGCATCCGACATCGCTTGTTTTGTCTTTTGACGGTTCTGATACAGGTGGGCTCCAGTTTTTAGGCCCATCCCCAATAGCTTTAACCACGGCATAATATTGTTCTTTTCTCCTTGTACATAAATAGGGTAGCATCTCTTCCATAAACTGTAAAGCACGGTAACCTTTAACACCAAATCTCCAAATATCTTTGTGGTGTTCGTGAACTTTTTTCTTTCTTTTTCGAATGTTATTGTCTAGTCCAAGATAATTTTGAAATAAATGTACAACTCCCTCATCACTCATTTGTACTTCTAAACATGCACTAGGAGTCCAACCATTAGGTCGTTTATTTAAACCAAACCAACCCTCGCCTTCAAATACACCTGATAAAAATATTAACTGCTCTTTTTTAGAGAGTTGGTCAAACATAAAATGTTATAACAGATCTTTTATGTAATCGCCACCTTTTTTAATTTCGACTTCACCACCTACTGATGCACCAGGTATAGATTTAGGCCCCATATCATCTTCTCTTAACATTCTTAAAATATTACTAGTGTTAGCTTCTAAAGACATACTTGGATCAAACTCAGTTTTCATCAACTCATCAAATTTTATTTGTTTAGCTGGATTATTAGCTAAAACTTTTTTTGCAGTGCTACTGGGCATTTAAATTCCTACAAATTGGACAACCTTTTTTATACTTTTCGTGTTTCCAACACGGGTCTTTTTTAACTACTTTAGGTTCGTAAACTTGTCTGCTAGGGGTTACTGAATTGATTATAAACTTCCATATTTTTTTTAACATTATCTTACTCCTTGAAAGTTAAAACCTTTGACTTGAATTCCTTTTGTGCCTCTTGTGTTTGTTTCCATACACTCATCACATCCACAACCCATTCCACCTGTGACTAACTTAATAGGTGGTACTTGAGAGTTGGGTCCACTTTTAGGTGGGGTAGTTTTTGTTAATCTTTTATTTTTTATCATAATAAATTTTTATCTACATTTGATGATATCACAACTTCACCACCGTCGTCATAAGATTGAAACCCACTTAAAAAATTTTGAGCAGGTGTTTTTATTTGTGTTGTTGGTGTTTTACACGGGGGGTTAGTTCCATCTGGGCATAAACTTTGGTTTTGTCCACCTCCTCCAGTGTTACCTATTGTTGCTGCTCCTGTAGTTTTTTTACCTGTAGTTAACATTTCACCACCAAGAATGTCATCTTCACGTGCATCTTTTAAATTTTTTTTATTATATAGACTTCTTGAAATCGCGTTAAAACCAGCTGTAAGAGGTCCGATAGTAGGAAGTTGTACAGGTCCGCTTCTTGCAGTTACTTGGTTTGTTTGATTATTTGAAATATTGTTAGCTGATCCACTCATTGTAGATGTTTTACCACCTAAATTAGAATCTCTTCTTCCGACAGAAGTATTACCCATGGCAGCGCTCTTAGCTTGATTGGACTTGTTACCCATGTCCATACCTCCACCACGTAATTTTCTAACTTTTCTGTTGTTTACTTTCATTCTGTTTTTCCCTGTTAAGATCTATCTTCTCTTCTGCAATTCTAATTCTTTCATCAGCTTGGTCTTCTGCAGATTCTAACTTCATTTTATCTAAATCAATACGTTCTTCAAATTCCATGCCTTTTCTTTCTTGATCCATCATATTTTCTTGTGCTTTTCTTTGCATATCCATAGCTCTTAAATCTAATTCTCTTTGCTTTAAGGCAACTAAAGGATCTTGTTTTTGATTACCCGCTTCTTCCTTCGCTAACCCCATAGTTATTTCTGCAATTCGTTTTGCAACCATAGAATCAAATAAAATTTTAAAACCGTCTGGATCCATTTGTGATTGTTGTTGCATTTCTGGAGATTCTTGTACTAAATTACCAACCTCACCATGTGCTTGTAGTGCTATGTGGTCAGATATATGTCCTTGTAACAAAGCGTACACCATCGGGTTGATTTGAACCATTCTTGAAGCCATAAAAGCTCTATGAGCTGCAATATGCGACTCATGATCTTGTTGGGGAAACGCTTTTAAGGGTTGCATTTGTAAAGCTTTAGCATTTTCAGTTGCAGGATCTTCAGGTTGTGGTTGTATCTCTGGTTTTAACAAAGAATCAATATTTTTTGTACCTAAAGCTTCGTAAACTCTTCTGTAAGCTTCTCTTAGGTTGTGCATTTGTGGATTTGACGCTGCAATTTTTAAATTTTCGTTTGCTAAAGTTACTCTTTGAGCCATACTCATAATATTTGGGTCTGCAACGGGAATTACATCTACTCTTTCATCAAAATCTTTTAATTTCACAAATCGATCTGCGTTTGTAACTGCGTATGGATACACAGGAGGTAAGTAATCAGCAAAAACATTTGCTAAAAGTCTAAATTCTTGTCTCATAGCATAGTAACATCGCTTGTGTATTGCGCTCATGACCCTCGAACCACGTTCTAACAAAGCAATTGTAGTCCCAACCGCTCTATTTTGTGCATCTTCACCCATTTGCATGTCTGCAATTGATGCAAAACGTTGTCCTGCTTGTACTACAAAACCTAAAAGTTGAAATAGTGTACCACTTGGCTCTTTAAAAGGTAAAATTTGAAACTGATCTTTAATATTTCCACCAGGTGCATCAACATCTCTGAACTCTCCAGGCTGAAAAGGTTGATCATCATCACGAATTCTTATTCCTCTAGACTTAAATCCAGCAGGTAAGTTAGCTAATGTACCCGCATCAAGTAATTGTCTTAATGCTTGCGTAGCAGATCTAGATAATCCACCGATCATATGAATTAAACCAAAACCATAGAACCCTAAACCAGGTAAAAACTTGTAATGAACAAAGTATTCTTTTCTAGTATAAGTGTCATCATCTTGATTATAGTTTCTGTAGATAGATAATATCTCTCCTGAACCTTCGTCGATTGAAACGACATAGGGAAGTTTAACTTCTTTCTCTGCATTCTCCATTTCAAACTCATTTAAGTTCAAGTCGATGTGCATTTCTAAAATGTTATATTGATATTCTTTTTCTCCAGCAGGTTTTACACCTTCTAGCTCATTGAGTTTATCTTGTATTGGACTTTTTTCTGCCTGTTTTGCAATTAATTCAACGTCTCTATAAAACCCAGCTTTCTGTTGTTTAAGAACATCGTTCTCTGACATTTTAACAAGATGTGTAATTCTTTCACAATCTTTTAAATCGGTTGCGTAGTATGGAACAATTAGATCTTCAGCAGGTACAAACTTAGCAACTGCTCTTTGTTTAATTTCATCGTAGTAAATTTTTTTAAATGCAGATCCTGCAAGGGGTAAATAAAATAATAGTTGATCTGTGTCTGGTGTGTATTCTTCCATTTCTTCCATCAACATATAGTTCATGAAATCTTTAACTCTAGTTGCTTGATCTTCAACTTCTTTTGTTTGTGCACCAACAACAGATGTTCTCACAGGTCCGTCACTTGGTAATAATTCTTTATAAGCTTGCGCTTGAAATTGTGTTACAGCTTCTGATAAGAGCGGATGGGTAACACCACTTGCACCTTGAAACGGTCTAGTGTTATTTACATACTTGAATCCAAGTAAATCTAAACCTTGAGTGTAAGCCTGTTCCCAATCCGATCTTGAAACTTTATCTCTTTTATAATCTTGAATTAATTGAGAAGACATTCGACCAAGAACTCGGTCATCCATGTCCTCAGCTAAGTTTCTATAAAAATCTTCTTCTGGTGTTTCCTCTTCAGGAAGTTCTTCTTCACCCTCAACTTCTACGTCTACTTCTTCTGTCTCAACTTCTTCAGGAAGTTCATTTTGTTTCTCTATTTCAGCCATTAGTATAGTTTAGTTGGTTTTAAATTAACCATTTTTCCGCCTCTAGCTTTAATCATTTTACCTGTTTTAGCTCCGCCAGAAAATCCATCTCCAAAAGCATTTCCATATTCTCCAGATAATGTTCCACCTTTTTTAGATGTTGCATTTTTTCCTGGACCCATTTTAATAATTTTATCAAATACATTTTTTGCTTTTGTACCGATACCGATTTTAGATTTTGTAGCACCTTTACCGCCTGACATGATTGAATCTCTGTAGCTTGAATTAGCTCTTGATCTAGCCATTGCACTTGCGCTTTTGCCACCTCTACCGCTATCTACATTTGCAGCTGTGGTTTTACTACCGAGCGCTTTAGCTCCTAAGTAACCCGCAAGACCAGCCATGATAGCTTTTTTTATTTTTTTGCTTGCCATGATAATTATCTCCTATTTGTTATAACAGATTTATAATATCACGCAAATATATTTACGACTAGACCACCCGACTGATAAGCCTTAAAGGGTTTATTAATCATATCTGGGGATATTCTTATAGCAAATACATCCATATATAATCTTGGATCTCCATCCATAATTTTCTCTACTGAGCCACCGTGTCTTCCTGAGTAAAACAAAGCATCCGCTTCAGTTTGAAATGCTGCAATATGTTCTGTTCCTGCCTGATCTTTATTTACCTTAAAATTCTTACTAGTATTATTAAGTTCTTTAACTACCTTAAAAGGCTTACTAGGATCTGATTTAGCCATAGGTATTGTTTTTACTTCCGAATTATATTGTTTAGCAAGTCTTTCCATCTCAGCAGGTAAAGTTGCTTTCTTTTTTGGATCTGTTTTAACAGTTTTATCTTGAGCCTTAGAGAAAACTTTATAGTTATCAAATCCTGCTTTACCAAATCTATTACCATAGAACTCAATGTCTCCTAAATATCTTTCTCTCTTAGCATGGTGCAAATGCTCTACAGGACTAATACCGACCCATTGAACATCCCCTCTATCCGCCGCATCCTTAATAGTATTTTTTAATGCATGGCTACCCCAGTTCTCTTTTCCGTAAAGAGGTAAGAATGGAATACCGTCTTGAGCTTGGTTCTTTGTAATATTAGACAAATTTAATGAATTACTTCTTAGTTCTTTAAACTCACTGTTTAAATCATAGAATCTTTTTTGATCTTCACGTGAAGCCTTAATTCCTTTTTTACTTATATCTTTCATCTCGTTAACAATCTTTTCTAACTTTCTATTTGATGAAAAGAATTCTACTTCAGATCCAAATGCGTTTACAACTTTATCTCTTGTAGGATTATTGTTTCTCAATGCTTGAGCATAGTCAGCTTGGATCTCATCGATCATTATAATCTTTTGATTATTGGTAGTTGATCTGACATTGCCCCTTACATGGTAAATTTGATTAGGAACCCCTGAGTAATGTTTATTATATTCTGAACCAATCTTTTGTCCCATAGGCAAAGGCTTAGGGTAATAAACTAAATTTTCAAAATACTCATCACCACCTTTAATTCTATATTCAGAATAGTTTCCATACTTAGGAGTCATCTTCTGTGTGTCTTGTAACTGTATTCGTCTAAAAATATCTATGTCTTTCGCTTTAGCGATCTCAGTTATTCTACTTACATCAGTTGGATCAATGGCTATCCCTAATTGTCTTGCTCTGTTAACGATAGATTCAAAGTTACCTATAGCGTTCCCAAATGGAGAGCCGTCCATGTTAGTATACTCATTATCCCCACTTCTAAATTTATTATACATGTTAGCATTTGTTTTTCTAATACTTCCACTAAGCACGTTAATATCTTCAATCAAACTTTCGGTTTGTGATCCTATATTAGTTGGTTGTGATAGAAGTTTATTTTTCACGTTGTCTAAAGCGTTGTTCATGTCTCTACCAATCTCTTCAGCCTCATCAACCATTTTAGTATCGAACTTATACTTTCTCATTACTAGATTGTTCACAGGAGCTTTCTCTACGATATATAATAAATCCATTTTAGTTAATGGTATCTTCTTCTCAGTAGCAACCTTTAAGAAGCCACCTATTAAGTTTCCATTTTTATCAAACTGTGCAATGTTTGAGTCCCACAGTTCTTCTTTCTTAACTGCTTGTGATATGTTTTTAAAATCAGGATTACCTGTTTTAAAAGATCCAGGACCCCCTGATTTAAAATCTCTTACCCACTCCTCTGCTTTTCTTGCACCTGCAATCGGGTGTCGTGCAATGTAGTCCCAAAGTGAAGAACCAATTCTATTAGTCTTACCCCCACGAGATAGTGGTGCTTGATAAGCTATCTTTTTAAGTTCGTTTGATCTAGCGATTGCAACTTGTCTTAATTCATCTTGGGGTTTGTTTTGAGCAACAGTCATCGCCCGTCCTCTATCCATTTTAGTTGGAGCTATCTCTAGAATATCTTCAACTTCATCTTTAGGACTGGTTCGTGAAGCAGGAGCCTTAGGTAATTTAATATTAGCTATTTTGTTAATGACTCTACCGATAGGGTTCCTAAAAGCCACGGCTCCGGCACCAGCTAAAGCCATACCTGCTAAGCCTCTAGCAGCTGAAGGGTCGTAAGGTTCTGTGTCAGATTTATTTAAAGGTACAGAAGATGTAGGTTCATCCTCAATGGTTTCAACCTTTTGTAAATCTGCTAGTCCAGCCATTGTTAGTCAATCAAATCTTTTATATAATCTGACCCTTTACCAAAAGATACTTCACCACCTAAACGTAATTTAGCACTTCCTGTTTTTTTCTGTGAACTACCTTCTGTATTTGACAAAGTAGCTGTAGAAGTAGTTGCAGGTGCTGCTGTTACTGTTTTCTTTTTACCCTTAGCAATTCTTCCAACCATAGCTAATGGTGATAAGAACTCTAATCCTTTTGCACCACTCTCTTTAGCTTTTTTATATACTTCGACACCTAAGCCCATAAATGCTTTTGTAGGTTTTTTCTTTGGCACCATAATTTTTTCTTCATTAATATTTGCGCCTTCACCTGTTGTTGTATCTATTTGTAGACCTCTAGGTAAATCTCTAATATTGTTTTTTTTCTCATCTCGACCGTATTTATATTTTTTACCACTCATATTTTCTCCTAATAATATTTGTACTCCTTCGGCACATTATATAATTCTTCTTCATGATCATTTAAAAGTTCTATGAAGTTTCCCTGACGGTATCTTAACACGGCTTGTGTGGTGCTGTCGACATAGTCATCGTGAGCTCCGTGAGGAAAAGCTGCACATTCTTCAATGACTTCTTCAGCAAATTTCTCATCATCTGGATAATATATTTGGCCACTCTCAAATACTGGGGCGGTAGCGTTGACCCGTGAATGCTTATCCTTGCCCCTTGATGGTACAAATGGAATGACAGGAATCCCCATTCGTCTGAACTCTTGCATGAGTGGTTCTCCTGTAGCCTTAGCCTCAATGATCACGGACTCCGGTTCCCAGTATTTATACTGATCCATGGCTATTGCTTTTAGTTCTGGAAAGTCAAACTTACCTTTCATTGCATCTAATAACACCATTGCAGGTTTACCATCTTCTTTGGGAAAGAATACTCCCCAAGTAGTAATGGCTGAGTAGTCAGCAGTTTCTTTTGCACTGAATGCAGTATCATAAGATTGAATGACATGTTGTAATTTTGGCATCGTAGGTTTGTCCCAAGGTATCCACCATTCTCGTTTTAAGATTGCACCTTCTTCTGATGTCGGATTCTGCATGTATTGTGCAGACCAGTTTCTAATCGGTAGAGACGCTTTTACTTTTTCTAATTCTTCTAGTTCCCAATACTCAGGCCATACAGGTTTTCCTGAATCTAAAATTGCAGGAAATGAAATTACATTCCATTTGTCAGCACGAGGCTCTTTTTGAGCCTTGATTAATCTTCCTGTTAAATCATCCTCAGCCCATCTTGTCATTACAACTACAATTGAGCCTCCAGGTTGAAGACGTTGTCTTGGTCCTGATACATACCAATCATATGCACGTTCCATAGCAGACTCAGATAATGCGTCTTGCTCCGTATGTGGATCGTCAATAATAAGTAAGTCCGCCCCTCGTCCTGTGATAGAACCGCCAACACCCGCTGCAAAGTATTCCCCACCTTGATTGGTCTCCCAACGTCCTTTTGCCTTACTATCTTCTCTTAGTCTAACATCTCCGAATATATTTTTATACTCCTTCTGTTCCATAAGGTTCCTAACTTTAGAACCAAATCTAGATGATAATTCCGCGTTGTGGGAAACCTGCATAATTTTTAGTGTGGGAAACTTCCCTATCATCCAAGCAGGAAACAAAAAGGATGCAAATTCTGATTTAGTATGTCTAGGGGGCATATTGATAATGAGCCTCCCTTTTTTTGTATCTGAAATTTTTGTAAACTCTGAAGCTATATGTTGATGGTGCCCCCACTTTTTGGGACTAGGATCCAATCTACAAATAAACTCAGGCCAAACTTCCTTCACAAAATATATAAAATTATCCTGGCACAACTTTATGTGCTCAATCCATTTTTTTTCTACAGCTAATCTAAGCTGTTCGTTCGTCAGTAATTCTTTTTGCATTGGGTCCCCTTTTACTATACCTCATAATAAAAATACAGTCACTACATCTATTCGACAGAGTTTAAAGCACGAACCTCGCTATAATCACGAAAGCTTAGCGTGGCTACAACATCTTGTGTAAAAGTTTGATTTTGGTTCTAGATTTGGTACCTCTATTGAGGTGCGTCAGGTGTCCGAGATGGCAGGTGAAGGTGCAGTTGCTACCCCGAAGGGTAGCAACTAAGGTGCTTACTGATCAAAGTTTTGATCGGTTCGTATTAATTCAAGGATAGGTCTTAAATTATTAACAAGCTTTTGTTTTAACTCATTAACAATAGGGTCATTAGGGTACTGTATGATAATCTCCTCAACAGCACTCTCTAATTGTTTATACATGAATTGATAATTCAACCCACTATCAAGCGAGTTAGTACTCGCTTGTTCAACCTCATTACTATTCTTTTTATTCTCAATAATAGTATTAACCATTTTAACTAAGTTAGACATATTAATTTAACTCCTTTTGTTGAACTTTAATCTTAATCTCTTTAGTATCCATTTCAACTAAAAACTCCTCATATAACTTAGGGAATTTCTCCTTGAACTTAGACACATCAAATCGTTTCATTGTTCTTTTGATTAATTGAGCAAAGCCCTCAATACCCTCAACTTTATCAATGATGATTAGATTAGATTTAATTGTTTCAAACAACTCAACATGAGTTGGTTTGATTAAGTCATTAGCTTTTTTTTGTGCTTTGACTTGTTCAACACTATAGTGAAAATTCACTATGTCTTGTTGTTGTACTTTAGTTGCTTTAACTTGTCGTTTAGCTTTCTTAATTGTACTCATAACATTTCTCCTTTTTAAGTTAATTGTTATCCCATGTTTATAAGATATTAAAAAGTTTATTCAACAAGTTTTTTACATTTATTTAATTTTATTTCTAGCCCTCTTAAACTTCACATATAAAGAAATAGCTTGACTTATCTGAAACCCCATTCCGTACTGGTGCAACTGGCCAGCAGCTAAGTTTAGTTTAAGTAAGAACGCCGACGGTGTGGGCGTGGGTGTGGCGTGGGTGTTAGCCCACGCCGACCGTATTAACTTAACATATACGGAAACCGTTTGACTGTTCGCAGAACTCAATGAACTCTTGAACATTCTCCATTGTAAATGGATAGCTTGAGCCGTACGAGTATTTACTTTGTATCCAATCCCAAGTGTCGTGGTCGTCCTTTGGATAGTCAGCAGGGGCAAGATTAGTTTTGTCGGTTTCTTTCTCTACCTTTGCCCTCAACATCTCGTGACATCTATCAACGAACTTATTATTCTTTTCGGCTTTTTCCATTTCCTTTTCTACCTCAATGATAACTTTGGATACTGTGCCGTCCTTAATCAAAGCTTTTAATTGTTTTGCAATTTGCTTTGCAGTTTGTTCATCTACCTCATGCCCACTATTAGATTGCCAATGCTCTTTATCCGTTTCAGTAATAACCCCTGTTTGCTCACATACAAAGTCAGCAAGTCTTCGCCACCACCAAACATTGTTTCTAAAGTATTCGCCTTTGTCTGTTTTATGATTACCTAATGAGTATAAATCAAATCCCATTTTATTTTCTCCTTGTTAAGTTAGTTTCCTAATTCCTATCATATCCCATGTAGTAATCAAGTCTTATTTTCAGAAAATTTTTCCAGCTCGCATCAGCTTCCGCTGCGCACTGGGCTCCTGACCGAGTTCTTCTTTCCCCGACATTGCAGATGTCCTCGTGGGCGTGGGGACAGAGCTTCCTGATCCAGCAGCCTCTTCCCAGCTGGCCAGGCAGTAGCTTGGTTCACACAAGTTACCGTACGAGCAGTGCCTGCGTGGGCGTGGGCTCAGTGACCAAGTCCTGTGCATCCACGGATCAGGGCCACCAGTACAAAGATGTACGTCCATCCGGCAAACCTAGGGAAGAACACTAATGGCGTCAGAAGAGCTAGCAACCATATCAAGCAGCCTCCTGCGCGGCCAGCTCCTGAGCGCAGATCTCAACAGCCAACCATACCATACTGTTCTTGAAGGCGGTGGGTCCACGGATGTCCTTGTCCAGCAGGTAGAAGACTGACTCACCAGCGGCATCCGCTGCGTGCCTCACCTGCTTCCACACATCAGCTTCGTGCTCATTATAGAAGGCGGTGGTCTCTACGTAGTACGTGAGTCCTGGAACTCCGCCACTACAGCCGTGCTTCGCGATGTCAGAGATAAGGAACTGCTCGTGCAGTTCCCCTTCCTTTAACCATTCTTTTATCGTCCCCATGTGATGCCCTCCACGTCTGTCTTGAACTTCACCATCTGTCGATGCTGTAGCTTAGTAAGTACTTTAGGTACATTGTCTAATGTGCCTTCACCCTTGAGTCGAGATCCTTTGGTAATCCTAACCCACATCTTCTCGTGGTGACCTCTATGCTTGAACCATACGTATACGTAATCCTGCATCTTTCTCTGCCTTTCAAGGGCTTTGATTTTAAAGTAAGTTTCTTTTCCATGCTCTGGACAAGAGTAGACGATGTTACCTTTCGCTTCTTCAGAGTCTAGTGGATCTCTCCAAATGAAGTTATCTTCAATGTTCTTTTTAATGTTTACCATATGATAACTCCTGTGATTGTAAGCAGACCTACCCATAGGAATGCAAATATTAGTTCTGGAAGTATTGTGTTCATTTCTTTCTCCTTTGTTAGTTATGTAATAGATAAGACATGATGGGATAGATGTCAAGTTCATCTTTCAAATAAATTTTTCCCTGATCCACAGCAGCTTCCAGCTGCAGACTGGTGCCCAGCTCCTGAAGGTTTAGTTCAGGACAGCAGGTTAGCTTTGCAGATGGGAATGGGGGCGTGGGTCGAGAAAGGAAAATGAAAATAAACCATACCCACACCCTGTAGGAACATACCATTTCCTGACCAGCAGCGCCAGATCCCAGTGCCCAGCTCACCAGGCCAGAGTTTAATAGTTCAAAAGTGTTGTGGCAGTGGGAGTGTGGGCGTGGGCGTGGGGTCAGGCCTCACGGCTGCTTCCACGCGGTCCCAGCTGGGATGCGAAGGTGATTAAAGTTTTAAGATCCGTGTGGCGGGAGAGTGGGACGGCGGTACGGGACTCACGGCTCACGGCCAGAAGTTCATAGGGCGCCTGCAAGAGGGGCCTATTCAAGATATACGCTCTACCACCTGCTTTCAAGTATTTAATATGCCAATTGATTTGGTACTTTGACAGACCACAATTCTTGCTGGTGTTGGCTTTGAGTTCAAGCCAAAATACTTGCTTGTTTACGACACAATGAACATCGGGAATACCATTTACTGTGCTAGATTCTACGCGGGTAAAATGCCAATTTTTATCTAGGTTTTTAAGCTGTTGCCATATCCTAGTTTCTTTGTTTTGAGCCATATCTTAATAGGTCAATAATTACAAATTTTGCCTAACACAGGTTCATTAAATACTGTGTGAACAACCCAACTTTCATTGTCTTTTGGATTTAATCTTTCCGTAATTGAGAGATTATTTTTCCACCAAACATCACAAGATTGATTGATTGCGAATGATTTTAAGGTGTAACTGCCATCTAAATTTATAAAAATGACACCTATACGCTCATTAAAGCTTGATGAGTTTAGTGATGACGGAGTTAGGAATAATAGTAGTACCACCAATAGTTTCAATATGACCTTCATCGCCTTCCTTTCCATCTTTTAGACCGTAATCACAAAAAATTCTAGTTATACCTTTTTCACGAGAGACTAACCAACCTCTAGAAATCATTCTACCAAGTCCAGACTTCATTAATTGATCAAATGTTTGCCAACCCGTTTCTCCAACGATATCAAGCCAGTGTATTTCTACGAATGGATATCTTTCTATTTTATTAACAGGAAACTTTGTGTTAAGTTCTAATGTTTTTTTCCTATGTAATCTTCTACTTTTCATTTTTCCCCCTTTGTTAAGACGCTTACAATCCCAACCGAAGTTGTAAGAGTACTATTATGCACTTCGTTAAAAACTGTCAAGAAATTATTCCAAGATCTATTCTGCAACAGTTTCTTTTGGCGTGACGTCAATAATATTTTTGGCTTCGCCAATCTTTGATTCAAGCTCCTCAAGTCTCTTCTCCAATTGTTCTCGGTTCATGCCCTCTAAACCTATATGGCTTATCTCTTTTCTATCCACAAAATGACCTGCCATTTGATCTCGTCTATATTGAGCTGTAATAGCTGCTGTCATCTGGCCTTTTTTTTCAGAGGTCTCCCTCATTCTGTTGTAATGTTTATAAGATAAAAGCTTGTCCTTTTCCTCTTTCTCGAGTTCTTGAGACATTCTTTTTTCATAATATCTTACGACATGTGGATTCTTGTCAGGGTTTAACAACCTACTAGCTTGATCAGTAGGTCCATATTTATTGGTAGAAGTGAAACCTGCTTGTTTGGCGGCCTCTACTTTTGAAATTTCTCCATAATTGGAAACATATATATCAACAAACTTACGTTGTTTAGGTGTAAGTTCAGATATAGTCTTTAGTTGATTTGCTTTCTTTGGCACCGTTTTACTATATACCCCTTCCTTAGAAAAATAAATCCCTAATAAAAAATTTCCACCCCCCACTCGTAAGGAGTGCTATTACTCCTAGATATTTCTAGGAGTAAAACTGGTTCTAGGAGTAAAACTAGGAGTAAATAAGTGTTGGTATATGCTAATAATAGTCAATTACTCCTAGACTCCTAGAAAAAAAGGCTTATTTTCCAAAAAAGTTTTTTTAAATTTTTTTTCTAAGCAGTGGGTATATACCTGGTTTTAGGAATATCCGCATAAAACCTTACTTTTTTGTATCTGGCCCTAGGAGCGTGACCCATGTACCTTAGAACCATTATAAACTACCTACCGATCCCGATCAGTAGATCTTTTCCCTTGACCCTTTTGACCAGTTTGATAGTCTGATAGAGCTAAATATCATTAGTTTTCATATTAGCTCTTTGGACAACTAAGGAGGAAAAAATGACTTGACTATTTAATCATTGTAAACTAATGGGAAGTCTTGATTATGTTTCATAATCATTCTTTCTAAGTTAGTTGGAAAAGGGCAGTTCGGGGAGACTCTAGCTGCCCTTTTTTTTTATATAGAAACTACTAAATTAGAAATAAAAACTGTAGTACAAAGATCTACAGCATGTCTTAAATGAGTCAGATGTTTTCGGTGATATTTTTTAGATTCAACTTCTTTACAATTTCTATACTTTTTAAATTGTTCTGAATATTTTTTCCAAGCAAAATTACGAGGAGAAAACTGTATATCTCCCTTCATAATCGCCATCTTATACCTCTCTTTTACATGCTCAGGTTCAAACCCTGCATAATAACAGACAGTGTAAAAATCAGTGACATTGGACATTATCCAAGCGTGCGCCTCGCACTTATAAATAGAAGGTTTTCGCTCCTGGCTTCTTTGACCTGCATCCTCAATTGCATTACAAAGGACACCTCTCCAAAGTTTTTCTTCAGGTTCGACTTCAGTTGATAGTAATTGAGCTGCGAAGCTAGTGCCCATAAGTTTTAATAAGGAAAGAGAGTAAGTCACGAAAGTAAATTGTCCCGTCTATATCTCGTCTAGATTTTTTTGCTTTTTCATAGTCAATATGTACACCATCAATAACTGCGTGTATATCCTCTCCACTATGTTTTGGTTGATCAGGTTCCTTAGAAAAAATATCTCTAGCCATAGATCTATTATAATGATTTATTGCCATCTTTTCCACCTTTGACTACCTGTAATTTGTAAAGCTTAGCCTTCTTTTCTGTCTTTTTTTCTTTTCTAAATTGCCACACAGCTGTAACATCTGCCATAAATTGAGGGTCAAAGCTATCTCTGTAACCTAACTTATCGCCCATATACAAACGAAACATAGAGCTTGTAACAGTTCGATATTCCTTATCCGTAAGCTTGTTAGCTAGGATATTAAGAGCGGTAAGTAATGGATTAGTGAATGGTTCTTTTTTTGCCACGAATGAACTCCTCTAAAACTTTAATTAGTTTCAACACATATCCCGTAGATATCTTTGTGTCTGGTTCGTGTTTCGTGGTTGTTTTACCTTGTTCAAAGTGACCTGCTCCCATACACTCTTTGCAAGTTTGCGTTTCTGAGTAAGGAATAATTCTTACATATCCATTACCGTCGCAATTCCTACAAATCTTATAAGGGTCACCGTATTTCATTTCTTTTTTTAAGTTATTTTTTTTCATAAGTAAAGGGTTTTTTTCTTGGGTTTCTATTTCTAGGCCAACGACATTTAAATTTTTGAGTAACGACTTTTTTTAAATCTCTCTCGTCACCAGTTACAATTATAATATCGTGACCATTTTTATGAGGGTGGACATGATAAGTAATAAAATTATTTACCTTAATCTCTCGGACATTTTTTTTTAAATCATCTAAGTAATTATCAAAGTCAATACAATCCTTATCACTCATCATTCCATCTCTCCTAATCTTTCTCTAAGTTGTCTAATAATCTTTTTTAATTCAGTGTTTTCTTCAGTTAAAGATTTATTTTGATCTCTTAGAAACTTTGCTGTGTTTTCTTCCGACTCTAGCCGAGTTTTTAAAAGATTTATTTCCACTTTCCAAGGTTCGTACATTTAACAATTCCTCCTTATATTTTTTTACCGACATCTTTTTTTTACTTGCCTGGTACTCAACATACTCATTTACAAGCTTTGAGATCATTGATGCAGGAGATCTAAACTTCTGATTACATAGTCCCTGTAAGACATCGTAATCTGGTTTTCTAACTGCAACTGATTTAAATTTATTTATATCCATGTTTTTTCAACTCCTCTTTCATTTGTGCTTTTGTTTTTATTCTTGGATTAGGTAGTACAATATAAAATCTTTCGAAATAAGGATTGTTATCACTGAAATCCCAACCCATCTTTTTACTCAATCTATGATGAGCTGCGTATTGCTTTTCTTTCCAACCCATTTCACTTACTTTTATAATAGCCATATTGATGCTCCTATAATTATAGCTAGCTTTGGAAACATAATTGTTAAAACAAATAAGATACCGATTAACCACAGCCAATCACTCATCTGCTCTCCAATTCATTCATTGCTAGTTGTGTACATAGATCTGTTGGTAAAGGTTTTACATATTCATCTCTTACTTTGACATGAACATTTTTTAATTTACCAGCAATCTCATCAAAGTTAGTTCCTTCTGATAGCGCAATGTCTATCTTCTCAACTAAACCTTTGAACATTTTTGATTTACTTTTTAACATTTTTTTTCTCCTATCCCATGCATATAAGAAATCCCATGTGAAGTGTCAAGCTTTATTTTGTGATATCATAAATTATGAAAGAATTTTTTATGATGGGTGTTTTATGTTTAATTAACCCAGCTACATCGATGGAACAATGTATGTATCTTAATGAAGATCCAATAATATATTACACAGAAGAGGACTGCAAAACGACTGCAGTTAAAAAAGTCAATGAAATGGGGACTAATTTGACTTCAAAAGGCTTTCAAATTTCACAACTTAGTATACAGTGTGTTGTTGACAAGTCTAAACTAAATACTTGATTTTACACAACTTTTACGATAAGATTATCTTATGAAGCAATATCGCTTTCAATGTTATGTAGCTGGACTGTATTTTACTAGTGTCGTAAACGCTGCTAATGATGAGGCTGCGGTAAAAGGTTTCATACAGAATCTTACTGACAAGAAGTTTTCTGTTAAACCGGATGGTTTCGGTCGTGGAATGCGTCGATTCCATTTAACTTATGAGGAGCTAGATAATGGCACTACAGAAGTTGATAGCCGAGAAACTAGCGCTGGAGTCCAAATGGGCCAACCAAGCGTTGTCACAGGGTAGAGTTACTCCTGACATGAAGTGGATCGATATCGAAATTAAAGATCTTAAAGTTAAGATCAATGATCAAAGCGTAAAAGACGCTGAGATGCTTTTTAAAAAAACTGGTTAATTACTAGTTTTTATATTAGTTTTCAGAAATCATTAATTTGGTAAGGGGTCTTATGCCCGCTTTTTTAAGGGCACACTCTGCACAAAAATATTCTTTTTTTTCTATGACTACTGCTTTACATTTACAGATCTTACATTCTCTGTAAATAGATGAGGCACTTTCTCTGTATATTTTTTCATTTTTCCTTGCCATAATTTATCCATGAGTTGTGTCATATCAGGGTGGAGCTCCCAGCACAGAACATTTAATCTCGAAAAAAAATTTACCTCTTGGTCTGATTTAGCAACATAAAAAAAACTAGCGTCACCAAATTTTTTTATAGCTTTAAGACGATGATTACCGTTTCTTAATTGCATTTTGTCATCAATTACTAATGGGCAAAGTAAACCATTTTTTTCAATGTCAGATCTTACAGTTGCTTTAAAGTCTGCGTGTGTATTGTGAATTACTTTTATATCTTTAAACCTCTTAATCTGAAGTCTTTCTTTAAAAACCATATACAATGGCCATATTACTTCACCTTGACCTGCAATTATATTTTTATGAAGCTTGTCCAAAATCTTCTCCTAATGCAACATCAACTTTACTTGGTACTTTAAAGTCCATACATTTTTCCATTGTTTCTTTTACTATTTTTACATCATCTTCTGTCTCTATGTCAAAGCATAGTTCATCATGAATTTGTATTTTTGGTAAGTAACCTGCCTCATAACAGCTTAAAATGGCTTGTTTTGTCTGGTCTGCAGCAGATCCCTGTATTAATCTGTTTAATGCCTTGTAAGTAAATGCTCTTTTGATGTTGTTTTTACCATATTTTGCTACAGCATTTTCAAATGTTTCTGGTGTATGAATACCAAAATCTTTTGGTTCCCACATTTCAAACCTACATTTTCTACCTTTTTTAGTTCTTATTACACCCTCGTCGTGTTGTTTTTTAATAAAAAAAAAAGATAAAATTTTTTAAAAATTAACCTTT